AATTAAGTAGAATTAAAAGTAGGTTTGACTGGGAGGAATATCCAGCTGAATTTAAAGAAAAGTGGTACGATTATATTGATAATGAATTTACTAGACGGGAACAAGGATTTTGCTTTTATAACAATGGCACTCCTACTTACATTACTGGCACTCATTACATGTACTTGCAGTGGTCAAAGATCGACATTGGAGCTCCAGAATACAGAGAGTCAAATAGATTATTCTTTATATTTTGGGAAGCATGCAAAGCAGATCACAGATCGTATGGTATTTGTTACCTTAAAAACAGAAGATCTGGATTTTCATTTATGTCCTCCGCCGAACTTGTTAACCAAGCCACAATATCTTCCGATGCTAGATTTGGTATATTGTCAAAATCTGGAGCAGATGCCAAAAAAATGTTTACAGATAAAGTTGTGCCTATCTCGGTTAACTATCCTTTCTTCTTTAAACCTATTCAAGATGGTATGGACAGGCCGAAAACTGAACTGGCATATCGTGTTCCTGCATCAAAACTTACTAGAAGAAAGCTTGAGTCTAATGAACAATTACAAGAACTAGATGGTCTTGATACAACTATTGACTGGAAAAATACTGGTGATAACTCTTACGATGGTGAAAAGCTAAAAATACTAGCTCATGATGAAAGTGGTAAATGGGAAAGACCTGATAATATATTAAACAACTGGAGAGTTACAAAAACCACATTAAGACTAGGATCAAGGGTTGTAGGTAAATGTATGATGGGCTCAACTTCAAATGCTTTAGATAAAGGTGGAGACAATTTCAAAAAATTATACAACAATTCAGACGTTACTAAAAGAAATAAAAATGGACAAACAGCTTCTGGGCTCTATAGCTTGTTCATACCTATGGAGTGGAACTACGAAGGATTCATGGATACTCATGGACTACCTATCTTCGTTGGAGGATCGAGTCCAGTCAAAAGTATTGATGGTTCAACAATTACAACAGGAGTCATTGAACACTGGGAAAACGAAGTCGAAGGTTTAAAGCATGATCAAGATGCTTTAAATGAATATTACAGACAGTTTCCAAGAACTGAAAAACACGCTTTCAGAGATGAAACAAAAGATAGCTTATTTAATCTAACTAAAATATATCAACAAATAGATTACAACGAAGAAATGAACCAGAAAGTAGGTGTTACCACTGGTAGCTTTCAATGGACGAATGGTATAAAAGATACTCAAGTTATTTTTTATCCAAATAAAAAAGGTAGATTTAATGTTTCTTGGATACCACCTGTTAATTTACAAAATAGCGTAATACTAAAAAATGGAATTAAACATCCAGCTAACGAACACATTGGAGCTTTTGGCTGTGATAGTTACGACATCAGCGGTACTGTGGATGGTAAAGGTTCTAAAGGAGCACTTCATGGATTGACAAAGTTTACAATGGATGAAGCTCCATCTAATATGTTTTTTTTAGAATATGTAGCTAGACCTGATACAGCTGAAATATTTTTTGAAGATGTATTAATGGCTTGTATATTTTATGGTATGCCTATACTTGCTGAAAATAATAAACCTAGATTGTTATATTATTTTAAACGTAGAGGTTATAGAGGTTTTTCAATGAATAGGCCTGATAAATTATTTAATAAGTTATCTCCAGCAGAAAGAGAAATAGGTGGAATACCAAACACTAGTGAAGATATTAAACAAGCACACGCAGCAGCAATTGAATATTACATTGAAAATTATGTAGGTGCTTTAGAACAAGGATATGGAAATATGTATTTCCAAAGAACTTTAGATGATTGGAGTAGGTTTAATATAAACAATAGAACAAAATATGATGCTTCTATTAGTTCTGGTTTAGCAGTAATGGCTTGTAATAAAAACAAGTATAGACCTATACCACTTAGAACTAAAAACGAAATTAACTTAGGAATAAGAAGATACAACAACGACGGATCTATGTCACAAATAATATAATGCATGAAGATAACAAATACTTATAGTTCTTTTCCAGATCAGGTTGTACCTGATGAGGTTAAAAAAAGCCTTGATTATGGAAAGCAAGTTGGTCAAGCTATAGAAGGCGATTGGTTTAGTGGAACTAGATCTGGGGTTGAAAATAGATTTAATAGCAATTACAACAATTTTAGAATGCGTAGATTATACGCTAGAGCAGAACAACCTGTACAAAAATACAAAGATGAAATGGCTATAAATGGTGATTTGTCTTATTTAAATTTGGACTGGAAGCCAGTACCTATAATACCTAAGTTTGTAGATATAGTTGTTAATGGTATGGATGATAAGTTGTACGATATAAAAGCTTATGCTCAAGATCCTGAATCAAGAAAAGTTAGATCTAAATATGCAGAAGACATATTAAGAGATATGCAAGCTAAAAAATTTCTAGAGTCTCTACAACAAGATTTAAGTTTGAATCTGTTTAACTCAACTAATCCAGCTGAGTTACCAGAAAACAAAGATGAACTAGACTTACACATGCAACTTAGCTATAAGCAAGCTTCAGAAATAGCTTGTGAAGAAGCTATAAACAATACTTTAGCTTATAACAAATACGATTTAACAAAGAAAAGAATTATTGAAGACTTAGTAGTATTAGGTATTGGAGCATCTAAAACAAATTGGAATAAATCAGAAGGTGTTACAGTAGAATACGTTGATCCTTCAAGAATGGTTCATTCATATAGTGAAGATCCAAACTTTGAAGACTTATGGTATTGTGGAGAAGTAAAACCTTTATCATTAGCAGAGTGTAAAAAACAATTTCCAGATTTAAACAATGAAGAACTAGAAAGGCTAGAACAATACCAAGGTAATAGTAGTTTTTTATACAATTGGAATGGTAGAAGAGATGGAAATGCTATATACATATTGTTCTTTGAATACAAAACTTATAGTGAGCAAGTTTTTAAAATAAAAAGAACTGCAACTGGTTTAGAAAAATCTTTAGAAAAACCTGATACTTTTAACCCTGAAGAAAATGATAATTTTGATAGAGTTAGTAGATCAATAGAAGTTTTATATAGCGGCGCAAAAGTTTTAGGATACGATATGATGCTAGAGTGGAAAATGGCAGAGAATATGACAAGACCTAAATCAAATTTAGTTAAAGTTAATATGAACTACAGTATATGTGCTCCTAGACTTTACCAAGGTAGAGTAGAATCTTTAGTTAGTAGAATGATGGGTTTTGCAGACATGATACAGTTAACTCATTTAAAAATACAACAAGTAATATCTAAAGTAATACCTGATGGCGTTTATTTAGATGTAGATGGTTTAGCGGAAGTAGATTTAGGTAATGGAACTAATTACAATGCTAAAGAAGCTTTAAACATGTATTTCCAAACAGGTAGTATTTTAGGTAGATCAATGACTACTGAAGGAGATCCTAATAATGGAAGAATACCTATACAAGAACTTGTAAAAAGTGATGGTGGTAATAAAGTACAGTCTTTAATATCTACTTACCAGTATTATCTTCAAATGATAAGAGACGTTACTGGACTTAATGAAGCTAGAGATGGTAGTGTACCTAATTCTGATTCTTTAGTAGGTTTACAAAAGTTAGCAGCAGCTAATTCTAATACAGCTACTAAACACATTTTAAATGCTTATTTATATTTAACTGTTAAAACATGTGAGAACATAGTTTTAAGAACAGCTGATAGTATAGAGTTTGATTTAACTAAAGAAGCTTTAAAAAATAGCATATCAACTTGGAACGTAGGTCAACTAACTGATATTTCTCAAATACATTTAGCTGATTTTGGTATATACTTTGATTTAATACCAGATGAAAGAGAAAAAGAACAGTTAGAAGCTAACATACAAGCTGCTTTATCTAGTGGTAGTATAAACTTAGAAGATGCTATAGATATTAGACAAATTAATAACCTTAAGTTAGCTAATCAAATGATTAAGCTAAAACGTAAGAAAGCTGCAGAAGCCGCTCAAGCAGCATCACAAGCCAACATAGCTGCTCAAGGAGAAGCTAATGCAAAAGCTAGTGAAGCTGCAGCAATGTCTGAGGTTCAAAAACAACAAGCTATATTAGATACTAAACTTAAGTTTGAAAAAGGTAAGTCAGGTTATGAAATAGAAAAAATGAGAGTTGAATCTCAAATAAAGCGTGAGCTAATGGATCTAGAGTTTAATTATAATATGCAACTGGGTGAGCAAAAGATTATAAAAGAAAAACAAAGAGAACAAGAAATAGAAAACAGAAAAGATAAGCGAACTAAAATAGTTGGCACACAACAAAGCGCTATGATAGATCAAAAGAAAAATGATCTAACACCTATAGACTTTGAAGATGAGCAGGGAGCAACTGCTTTGAATATTTAATTATTTATATTATATTATATTATGGCAACAAAAATAGAAAACGAGGAGGCTAGTAAAGGCTCTTTAAAAATAGAAAAAAAGAAACCTGGTAGACCTAGAAAAATGATAGAAAAACCAGAAGTAACTAAAGTAGAGTTAAATAAAAAGGAAGAAGATGCCGTTTCAAAGCAAAGCACAACAGTCGTGGATGAAAATAAACAAACCACATCTTTGGAAAAAGTGGAGGAGAGAACACCCGAGCCAAAACTTGAAAAACCTACCGAAGAGAAAAAACAAGAAATAATTATAGAAGCTGTACAAGAAGAAGCTAAAGATTTAAAAAAAGAAGCTGCAGAAGCTATTAGAGACGAAAAAGTTTCAGGAATAACACTACCTGAAAACGTTGAAAAGTTGGTAAACTTTATGAAAGATACTGGCGGATCTGTTGAAGATTACGTAACTTTAAATAAAGACTATACTAAATACGATGATAAATTACTTGTAAAAGAGTATTATAAAAAGACTAGACCACATCTAAATGAAGATGAAGTTAGTTTTCTAATGGAAGATAACTTTACTTTTGATGAAGAAGTGGACGAAGAAAGATTTGTGCGTAAGCAAAAGCTAGCGTACAAAGAAGAAGTTGCGAAAGCCAAGGACTTTTTGGAGCAAATGAAGAGTACATATTATGATGAAATCAAGTTGAGGCCATCTGTTACCAATGAGCAGAAAAAAGCTATGGAATTTTTCCAACGATACAACAATGAACAACAACAATTAACACAAGCTAGGAGTGAGTTTGTAAATAAAACTGAATCATTTTTCAATACTGAATTTGAAGGTTTCAATTTTGAAGTAGGAGATAAAAGATTCAAATATAAAATATCAAACCCTTCCGCAATGGCAGAAGCTCAAAATGATGTTTCCAAAATTATTAGTAAGTATACTGATAAAACTGGCAACATTGTAGATATGAACGGATACCATAAAGCATTATATGCTGCTAGAAACGTTGATAGATTAGCTGAACATTTTTATGAGCAAGGTAAAGCCGATGCAACTAGAGATATTGTAGCAACATCTAAAAACATTAACAGTGATCCAAAACCCGTAGACACAGGGGAAACCTTGCCAAACGGTTGGAAGGTCAGAGCTATAAGTGGAGTTGATAGTTCTAAGTTGAAAATTAAAAAGAAAAAATAACATACAAAAAAAATAAAACATGAGTTTTACAACAGGAGGTTCGTTCCCTGCAAGTATTGTACCAATGCCAAATCAAGTAACTGTCCAAGACAATTACATAGATTTCAATGACAATAACTTTAATCAGTGGGCGCAACAATATTTACCTGAGCTTTATGAGCAAGAGGTAGAGAGATACGGAAACAGAACATTATCTGGTTTCTTAAGAATGGTTGGCGCTGAAATGCCAATGACATCGGATCAAGTAGTTTGGTCTGAACAAAATAGATTACACATCGCTTATGATAGTGCCGCTGTAGCAGCTAACGCTGGTTCAGGTATTACTATAACGATTACACCAGGCGCTGCTAACCCAGCTACTTCTGCAATTAGAGATGGTAACACTATATTAATAACTGACAACGCAACAGGTTTATTATCTGCAAAAGCTTTAGTAACTGACAGAACTTCTGGTGGTACTACTAACGGTTACACAATTGATTGTGTATTGTATGAATCAACTTCTGCTGCTTTACCAGCTGGTATTACAGGTGGAACATGTAGCTTATTTGTATATGGTTCTGAATTTCCAAAAGGAAGTAACGGAATGCAAGGTGCAATTGAGCCAGGTGTTACAACTTTTACTAATTCACCAATTATCCTTAAAGATAACTATGAATTAAGTGGTTCTGATGCTGCTCAAATTGGTTGGATCGAAGTTGCTACTGAAGATGGTACTTCTGGATACTTATGGTATCTAAAAGCTGAGTCTGAAACTAGACTAAGATTTGAAGACTATTTAGAAATGGCAATGGTTGAAGGTGAACTTCAAGCTAACACTGTAGCTTTTGGTGGAAACTTTGGACCAGGTGGTGCTGCTCAAAACATCAAAGGAACTGAAGGTTTATTTGCTGCTATCGAATCAAGAGGTAATGTATACTCTGGTTTTGCTGGTGCTGCTGCTCCTGGTTCAGGTGCATTAGGAGATTTCGATGAGATCTTAAAGCAACTAGATAAGCAAGGTGCAATTGAAGAAAATATGTTATTCTTATCAAGACAAACTGCTCTTGATTTTGATGATATGTTAGCTGCTACAAACGGTAGTTACGCTTCAAACAACGCTGCTTCTTACGGTTTATTTGATAACGAAGCTGAAATGGCACTTAACTTTGGTTTTTCAGGTTTTAGAAGAGGTTCTTATGACTTCTATAAGACTGATTGGAAATACTTAAACGATGCTACTACAAGAGGTATGTCTAGCGCTATTGATGGTGTTATGATACCAGCTGGTACATCTACAGTATATGATCAAATGTTAGGTTCAAATATCAGACGTCCTTTCTTACACGTAAGATATAGAGCTTCTGAAACTGAAGACAGACGATTCAAAGCTTGGATCACTGGATCTGTTGGTGGTGCTTTTACTACTGATTTAGATACAATGAGAGTTAATTTCTTATCTGAAAGATGTTTAGTAACTCAAGCTGCTAATAACTTCGTGTTATTCAAAGGAGCTTAATTAATTATTAACATTTAAAAAATAAGAAAATGGGTTTATTAAAAATCACACAAGATCAAGTTATAATGGCCGAAGGCATATTACAACTTACAGCAGCAA